CGCATTGCTACCACAATGCTTGATGCATAGATAAAGCCTTGTCCGCCTGAGATCTTGTCATCAGGATCAAACATATCTTGTGATGCATAAGTGTGGTTAGTTGCCACAATACCAATTGGATAAGGTGCAAGTTGGTTAACCATGTTACGTACCAAACTGGTTAGTGCTTTGGGCTTACGACCCATGTCACCTTTCATGTCACCTTTATTAAATTGATCTACATCAGTTGGAGTAAGTAACATACCCAAACTGTCTACCACAAACAGCAACTTGGGCATTTCGTCATAGTCTAATTCACCATAGTTTGCTTTGTAGTCTTTCATGAATTCGCTCATTGCTTTAGCAACATCATCAATCATGCTCACAGAAATCTTTAACAATTTCTCTGGGCTAGTATCAACATCAAGTGCTTTGAGCCATTCTTCGTCAAGTGCGTTTTCTGAATCGAACAACACAACCTGACAACCTGCTTGCTGTGCGTGTCGCACAATGTTACCTGAGCAAATAAAACTCTTACCGGAACCTGACTCACCCGCAAACACGCTGACCTTACCAAGGGGGATTCCTTTAGTGAAGTCCCCACTGATAAGATAGTTTAGTGTGTAGTTGCCAGTGCTGATCCAGTCTTTGGGATCGTGGAAGCCTGCACTAATACCGCTGATGCTCTTAGTGATGCCACCACGAAACTTAGATAAATCAAATGGCTTTTGCATGTATTACTCCTTAACCCTGCTGTCGCTGACGAATCATTGCAAGAATGTCGTCTGCTGATTGCTTGCCAGTTTCGGCTGCTGGTGCTTCAGCTACTGGTGCAGGTTCTGGTGCTGTCTCTACTACAGGTGCAGGTGCTTCAGCTACTGGTGCAGGTGCTGCCGCTGGAGCCGCAGTCTTTTGCAGTCCTGTGGTACCAGGTGCCGCTTCTGCGTTTGCAGGAACTTCAACACCGTATGGCTTGTAGTAGTTACCCCAACGAACAGGATCATACAGCTCACCATTCACACTTGCTTCGAACATTTCTGAGATCACAGTGTAGTGCTCTGCTGTAGGACGAGCAGGAAGAAAATCGCTCAGGTTATACAGTCCATTAGCATCAATGGCTGCCAATTCTGTTTCGTCAAGTCCACGCTCGCGACGTGCCCATTTAGAAGTAGCATAGTCAGCATATTGTCCTTTGCTGGTTTTAGCCAAACGGAAATCAGTACCGTTTACATAATCTGTAGGGATATTCTCCATATCAGGATCCATTAAAGCAGACTTGATAATGTTAAAAATTTGAGGACCAATAATGAACCTGCGAATAGGATTCTCAGGAGTTTCTTCATCCAGTGGATTCTCAGTTACAAAACCCTGGAAGATATAACTACGCTTTTTCCAGTATTTGCGACCCATATCTTCTAGACTAGGATCCTTGAACCAAGGACGTACTTCAGTGAGCACAGGACAAGTGTCGCCGTACATTTCACCGCAAGGTACTTGCACAGTTACGGGTTTATTGTTTTCTCCGCCTTCCACACCTGGGAATGTCAGTTTAATAACCTGACGCTCTACCCAAAAGAATGTGTTATTGGAATCAGCATCAGGCAAGAAACGCAGTGTTGCTGTTTCGCCTTCATTGATATTCCAAAAAGGATAAATTGCTGTATCGTTGTTTGCGGGCTTTGAGTTGCCGCTAGATTTGTTTTCCATTGCTTCGAGCTTTGCTCGTATATCTGCTAAAGATGCCATAATAAGTTTCTCCTTGTATGTTTGCCATGTTAGCCATAGTCGTAGCATAAATGCTACTGTTTATTAAGTATATTGCCTAGACAACTTTCTGTCAATAGTTTTTTTGACTTTCAGCTGACATTTTTATTTATCATTCACAGACAAAAAAGCCCGCTTTAACGGGCCTTGTTGTTCTACGCTATGGACGTTTCTCAACGTGTTATAGAATGTCGTATTGCTCTAAAAAGTTTTCCCAGTCTTGCTGTGCACTTTCGTACATGTTGCCTTCCTGTACACGAGCTTCTGATGCACTTAGCAAACAACTCTTGATGGTATCGTATTCAAACTGTCCCAAGCCTTGACCTGCATCAATCTTCTTGCTAATACCCATCAGGTGGTTACGTAACATTGGATTTTGTGCCGCATAACCCATTTGGCTTACTTGGTGACTCAGTCTGGCCTGAGGGGATGCAAAGTCTACCACGCCTGTCTCGTTCAGCATGTCCTTTAGATTTGCAAAACTTTCCTTTTGAATAGCAGTGCGGATAGCACTCTCAAAACTGTTACGTCTGCTCATGCTACGCTTTAAACTGTCCATTGCGTCTGCAACTTTGTTATCGAAATGTGTTTCAGTGAACTTGGCTTCCAAATCCATATCGTCCTCTAAAATTTCCACATTAGCCATGTCCTGTAGGCTTTCAACTGCGTTAGCATAACTTTTAACACCACACAGTTTGTCCAGTGTGCTTTTGATATTAGCTACATTTTCTTTAGCAATAGTTACGAACTCTTGGTTTGTTTCATTTACCAAACCACGCTTGGTTACATATCTGGCAAACTCTGATAGCTTGCGTTGCTCTGCTGCCATTTCTGTAATAGCAGTGCCCACGCTGTCAAATGTCTCACCGCCCATCTGCAAGTGACGTGCCATTGCTCTGGCTGCCTTAAGGTTGTTTTCAGACATTTTGAAACGCTCTTCTCCACGCTGTACAAAAATGCTGTGGATGTTTCTGCTACGTGCACCACGTGATTCTTCGTTTACTGGTGCTTTGTGCTTCACAATTAACTTGACGTTGTCTAGCCCCTGATAACTGGTCTTTGAACTGCCAGTCATTGAACCAAAACCTTCCATAACATTCTCTTCTGATTCAACCATTTTGGAATCATCATGTTGAACATCGTCAAAAATTGCGCTCAAAATCTTTTTACCGCCCCATATAGCTGCCAGTACCAATCCAATTGGAAGTGCATAGGTTTTAGCGATTGTGGCTATTTTCATTAGTGCAGAGTTGTCAGTGATTGCGGCACCTACTTGCTTTGCTACACCAGCAATCTGAGCAGCATATCCTTCTACAGAGTCCAACGCACCAGATGCCATCTGCACTCCAGCTGATACTGAATCTGCCGCACCTTTTACTGCGTCTGCTGTTCCTGATATTGCATCGCCTGCGGCACCAGCCATGTCTGCCGCGCCACCCACAAAATCCATAGTTGCTTGTGGATTAGTGGCTGCTACACCCGCTACAGTTGATTTGACTGGATTCTTAACAGACCATTTTGCAACACCGCCTGTGCCTTTTGCTACAGCTTTGGCAGCATTTTGTGTTGTTTGAGAGGTAACTGCTGTTTTAGCAACATCAGCTATTTGTCTCAGTCCTGATAAAGCTCTGGGTCCAGCAAATCTGGCAACTGTGCCTAAGCCGGCTAAAATTCCGCCTATTAAAGGAGCAATTTCGTCCAATTGCTCTGTTTCAGCAACTGGGTCCTGCTCTGGTAATCCTGCAAGTTTACGTAACTCATTTACTTCTGACATTTGTTTCTCCTGACCCTCAGTATTGGGAGTTCTGTTTTTGCCTATCAATTTAAAATCCATGTTTAAATTATAATCTTGTGTGATATCTTTGATTTTTGCTCTAAGTGTATCTGCAATATCTGTATTAGCATCTACACTAAGTCTGACCTGGCTTTCTTCCGGATCTACTACCAAATATATATCAGGCTCATTGCTGGAAAAATATTCAGTATCAGCAATTTCTGATGTTATCTGACCATCGCCATCACGCTTTTCGATTTCCAAACCAAAAGAATATAAAACGTTGATCAAATCTGTATTTAAACTTTTATAATTAATAGACATAAGTAGTTCTCTTTTTTATATTTATCACTTTAAAGCAAATCAAAGGGCATGGGGGCATCCCATTCATCTTCATACTCACCATACTCACCAGCGGCAAGATTGTTATTCACTACATCATAAACCTCATCCTCGAATGTAGCAATATATGCAATCATACGCATCACTAACACCATGCTCATTACTAAATCATCGTGTTCGCCTGGTTGAGCAGCGAAACTGCTGCCACGGGCCACAAAGTTTTTTAGTTCTTTGATAAATGGAGAGCTGCGTATTTTGAGCTTGTCGTTTTCTATAAAACGCTTCATGTTTAAACAGGCTTCCAGTTTTGTTTTGTGGCTAGTATGGAATCCTTTTCTGCCTTTTTTGCCTGCAACTTTATGCGGTTCGTTCAGCATCTCACCAGGGAAATTTTCTTCTCCTGTATCTCTGATAACAACCAATGCCGCTTCGCCAATAGTGTTATTTTCCACAGTCCAGTATACCTGCTTTACGCTCATATCACGCAGATATTGCATGATACCCATCATGGTTTTCATTTGGCCTTCAATGGGTGTTTTGTTATGTTGCCATTCTGCTACCTGTTCCATTGTGGGTAGTTCAACAACCTGTATAGCAGCATTGTCGCCACCTGTGCCGGCGGCTGGGTCCAGTGCTAATACGTATGTGTAATTAGGATGTGGGTGCTTGTACCAGCGCACTTGTCCCATGTTGCGTATAACGTCAGAGGCTTCCATGTTTACCAAGTACAGCGGATCTACCAGTGTTTCGTTGTAGATAATGAATTCGCATTCGTGTTCACGTCTAAAGCGTTCTTCACCGATACTGGCACGTTCCTGGTTAGCCCAGGCTTCGTCTCTGTCTGGATGTTGATCCCACTTAGCCAGGTAACCTTTGAAGCCATTCTTGCCTGTTGCTTGAGCATTGCCGTGTGCATCAAAGCAATCGTTAGCGCCTTTCCAAATTGTAGCAAACGTATCATCATCGCTGTTGGGTGTGCTGGTCACAATACACTTACCACCTGTTGCCAGTGTGGGCGATAGTGAAGTCCAAAACTCTGCCGCAATGGTAGGCCTAACGAACGCAAACTCGTCCAAGTACACTAAGGTCAAACTCATACCACGTCCTGTTGTTTCTGTTGTGGTACTGCTTACTATTCGTGATCCATTGTCAAATGTTATACTGCCTTTGTTGTATTCTGATACACCAGCACGGATGTGATCTGGACAACTCTCATAGGCGTAGCGTATACGTTGCATGATTTCATTAGCACCTGTTGCTTTGTGTGCCGCTACCAATATGGTGCTATCTGCTTTGAACATTGCATACCATAACAAATAACCTGCTGCCACAGTGGTCTTACCCATCTGTCTGCCCAGCATGTTAATACTGTAACGATAGTCATTATAGTTTTTGATTAGATCTAACTGATAGTCGAACGGCTCAAATGCTATACCGCCTTTTGTGGGGTGCTGAATCTTCACAAAGTTTCTCATGAAATATTCTGCGCCTGTTTCAGAATCTATACAGTTTTGAAATTCTTGTAGAGTTTCCGGCGTGTATTCAACTTGTGAATGCGCTTGTTTAACTAAACTAGTATCTGCTGTTCCTTTTGCCATAAACAGTATTTAAGGTTTAGGGCAACACACTTACCCTAAACGTGATTGAAGTTTATTCCTTAGCATGTCCACAAGTGCTTTCTTGTCGGTACTGTACTTAGCATCATCACCGCAACTGTCACATGGTGCAGGAGCAGGATCTACGCTAACAACTTTTACACTGTCTGGTTCTGGCATGTGCTGCTCTGCTCCGTCAGGATCCAAGCCTGCCATTTGTAATACTTTTTTCAGCTCATCCATGCTCTTGGCGCGAGCGTTTATGTTAAGATGCGCATCGCCAATCTTTTTGTTTACATTATAGCTGACTTCTGTTGTATCAGTATCCTGACCATATGGCGCCATTGGATAACTTTCGTCTACTTTGTCTTTCTTGGGCTTACCGGTACCACCACAATCTGGACAACTCTTTGGGCAAGTCTCATCGCAATCACTTGCTTCAGCTACTTTCTTAACTTTGCCAGTGCCATCACATTTCTCACAGTCGCGATCCATACCGCCTGCTGCTGACTTGTGACCTTTGCCGCTACATGCTTTACAGGTTTCGTCACTTGCTGATTCATTATACACTTTGATATGTACTTTGGCACCATGCTTTTCTAGATCTCTTTTTAAATTTTGAGCAACCTCAACACTTGAAGCAGTGTAATCACCATTGCCATAGTTTTCCTCATGCTCCTCAATATCGCCGCGATCTTCGTATTTTTGTAGTACATACAACCCGTCCATATCTAATGATTCCAAGTCTACGGAAATATCAATGAGGGCTATGCCCTCATCACTTGGTGATGA